ACATATTCACAATATGTATTAGACGCTTCAATCATTTCTGCATCTACCTTAACTGTATGACCTTCAAATTCTACTTCTCTGTTTAACCAATACTCTTTGTAATCGACACCTTCAAATCTACCTTGTAATCTCATTTCATTCATTTCGTGTACTACACTACCAATGCGAGAAGCATCACTACTGCTAGAAGGATAACCTTCTGATGCTTTGGGAGATGCAGGGCATTTTGTATATCTATCCAATCCAGACGGAGCAATCTTTGCATGATGTATGACAGGCATCTTTTAATAAGTGATAATTTTTTGACTATCCAAGTAATTCTCAATATCTTGCTCCTCATACTTTACTGCTTTTTGTATTTTATAATAACTAGGTCCTTCTCCAGAAAAACGCCAACGATCAAGTGTTCTCACGCTAACACCAATTCTTTCAGCACATTGTTGCCTGGATAAAAATGTCTTCTGATTGCTAGACACGACTAGATATTATTCCTCATAACCATTATGATATACAGATGTTAAGGAAATGCAAACATTAATTAAATGAGAAAAGACGAAGAAATTACAATTGAAAATATTTATAAGGCCCGTTGGGTATGGTATCACTCGATACTCGCAGGAGAAATTTTTATAACTAATGTCTTATTGATTGCCATTCTTACAAAAATTTAATGTCTAAAGGATCAGATCCTCGTCCAATGAAAGTTGATAAAAAAACTTTTGAAAAAAATTGGGACAAAATATTTAAAAAAAATGTCAAGGAAACCAAAAACTCTAAAAAAACAAGTAGCAGGTAATCACTACAAGAAACTAGGCATAGAGCCAATAGAATATATATTGGCTAACAAGCTGTCTTATTGTTGTGGTAATGCTGTCAAATATATTAGTAGAGATAAGGGCAGTAGGATAGATGATCTTAATAAAGCAATACATTACTTAGAAATGGAAATTGAATTAGTGCATAAAAAAGGAGAAAAACATGAAGACTAAACACAATGGCAAATTAACTAAAGAAACTTTACAAAGACTTCAAATACATATTAATAAGCGTACAAAAGCAGGAGAAAAACATGGAAGAAAAAGATAGGCATATAGCCGATAAAAAATTTAATAAGTTAAAAACTAGATATAGAAACGGATCTAAATACTATTATTTAATTTGGCATAACAAAGGAAAAAAAATAAAAAGAAAAATAGAAGCTCGTTATCCAGATGAAAGTATTACCGAGATACGCAAAAGAGCTATAAAAATTTATTCTCATTACAAAGATATAGAAGAAGGTTTAATAGAAGATCCAAAAGACGCAACAGAAATTAAGTATGATGTTTTGTTTTCTGAATACATAAAAGACTGTAAGGCAAGAGATGTAAAAGAAACTACAACAAAACAATATCAATCTTTATATCAAAATTATGTAAAAAAGTATCTTGGACCTATCTATGTAAATGAATTAACAAGAAAAGATATTAAAAATGTTTTTGCATTTATTTCTAAAAAAAGTAAATCACAAGCAAATAAATTTCTTAAATTTATAGTAGCTAGTTTAAATTTTGCTATTGATGAAGAATGTTATGGTATAGAAAATAATATAGCCAGAAGTATAAAAGGTAATCCAGAAAAGAAAATTACTACTAGCTATACCGAAAAAGAAAAACTAAAAGTATTTAAAAAACTTAATGAATTAGAAAACTTTGAGCCAGGAAAGATTAGGTCTATATCTTTTATATGGTTGCTCATACTAACAGGAGCTAGAAAAAGCGAGATAGCAAACGCACAAAGGTCTTGGATAAAAGAAAATAAAATTGTAATACCTTTTGACCAGTACAAGACAGGTAAAAAAACCGGCAAGGATAGAATTATTTATTTGTCAGATAATGCTATGAAAATAGTAAATAAAATTATAGAAGTCTATCCTAACGAAAAAACTATAACTGGCATAAAATCTCCGGAAAAAACTTGGGATAGAATTAGAAAAGAATGTGATTGTCCACATTTAAGATTGCATGATTTAAGACACTCATTCGCTACATATTGTTTGTCAGCAGGTTTAGGACATAGGCAAGTAGGAAACTTGTTAGGGCATCAAAGTTTATCTTCTATGCAAAGATACGGAGAAATTAGACAGGAAGTTTCTAAAAATAATGTAGAGTTAGCTAACAAGTTGATCTTGCTTAATTAAATCTAAAGTGTATTTTAAAGTTTCTTTTGAGTCTGCGTTTTTAACTTGATTGTCATTAAAAGTTATTCTGGTTTTTTTTAAGAAAGGTACAAAGATTATATTTTTGTAAGGAAGACAAACTAAAGCGTAAAGATCTATATTGTGTGTACCTTTTGTACCATACCTTCTTGCTTTAGTGTTAGCTCCCCTTCTAATATCCCAACACCAACCGGTCCTATAATGTCTGCCAGTATGTTTAGATATGTATTTCTTTTTTTTGGTTACAGTTTTTACTTGGCATTTATACAAAATATTTTTGTATTCAAAAACTATATCTGCATGAGATCCATGCGGCATAGTTACTAAGTCTGAGCCAATTTGATACAAGAAGGAAGCCGTTAAATGTTCTCCGCATTTACCAATCCTTTCTGTAAGGCAAGACATTACTGTAAATCTTTTATTTTATCTTCGTGTTTTTTGGCCCAAACAGGATCGTAAATTGGACTGTTCTTATCTTTAATAAGTGCATTTAAGGTTGTTTCTCTAGCGAATGTTCTTATTTGACTCATTAGTTTAGTAAGTGCATCTCTCCTAATTCTTGGCGGAACATCATCATTAAATCTTGATGTTAAATTTTCAAAAAGTTCTCTAGCTGTTCTTCCGTTTATATTTTCTAATTTTGAAAGCATATACTCGTATTGTTTTTCATTTAACTCTACGCCGTCTATGTTTCTTTTCATTTGTCCAGGATAATAATTTGCATTATTAAATTCTGCTAACATAGGATCTGGCGGCGTACTGTCAATAGTAATTGGAGTAAAAACTTGACCGCCTTGTTTTCTTCTTAATTTTGGCTCTCCAAATATATTTCTTTTTTTAGGTAAATATTCATTACTAAAGAAAGGCAAATCATCTTTTATTTTATCCATAGCATCTCTAGCATCTCTAATGAAAGGATCTTGATAATCATTTATATTTCTAAGCATGGTAGGTACAAAAGAAGCCGCAAAATTATTGATGTATGCTTCCATTGAAGAAGCGTTGTCTGTTTCTAAAGCATTAACAAAATCAGTTATACCTCTAAAAAAAGTTTTATCTGTTAAGTTTCTTTGCAATGAAAAAAGCATACCTGATGTTAATTGCAATATTGCATCTCCCCATTTGTCATTCAAAAGCTCTCCATTTTCTCCATATAAATCTGGATTTTCAGATATTTCTTTTATTACTCCATGTAAATCAGCATTTATACCAAAAATCATAGCTACTGGTTCAAATCTAAAAAACTCATAAGTTTTTCCGTCTGCTCCAACAAAAGAATAAGGAACATTATCTTGTAGCCATTGACTTCTTTCTCTCCTGTCAGTAGGACCACCGCCAATTATTTTTCCTTGCGAAGCTAATTCATAAGCCAGATAACCTAATCCTAAACCTAAAGCTGATTTAGCTATAAATTCGTCCCTTCTAACGCCACCGGCAAGAAAATCCTGCCTTAATCTTCTGCTAAAAGCATTAAATAAAGGCACTCTTTCTCCATAATATTTAACAATATTTACAGGAGTTCTTACAAATGGCACTATAAATTTTGCTAATTGCATATTTCCATTTAACATTTTTTGAAATGCTCTACCAGAAGCTCCTAAATCTTGAGTAAAAGTTTGATAACGACCTTGCTCTCTGGCAATTTCTTCAAAATTATCTCCTAAAACTTTTCCAGTTGGATTGTTTCTATGTTGTAAAACTAAACTATTTACTTCTGTCATAAAGTCTTTAGGATTTTTTAATCCTTTTTTTGCGGCTATATCAAAAGCTCTGCCGTAAATTTCTTGGTTATAAGACAATTGTTTAAAAAATGTATCTCCTGCTAATAAAGTTCTGCCTGGTAATCTAATTGTATCTCCAATTAAATCAAAACCACCGACTAGCGGTACTTGCTCTGGAATTTTTAAAGGAGTAACAATAGCTTTTTGTCTAGCTAATTCTAATTTTGTATTTGGATCTTTTACCGACTCCGGATCGTAAAATGCTTTTCCAAATGATTTAATAGCATCTCTTAATCCATAAATAGTAGCAAACGCCCTTCCGTTAGACTCTGAAAAAGACAATCTAGGTTTTTTTGAGCCAAATGCTCTACCTACTAATCCTGATACAGATGCAAGATAACTTTCTAAAGGTCTAAAACCTGCCACTATGGCATTACTACCTAAATTTACTGCTTGTGTTGGAATACCAGAAAGCAAAGTGTTAATCCAAAATTCTTGAGTCATGTCTAAAAGACCTGGCGGTCTTACTGAGCTTTGTGCATTAAGAGCTACAGCATTTGGATCTAACTCTGCGGCGTTCATAACCCTTGCTAAAATGTCATCTTTTTCATTTTTTCTAGCATCTACAATATCATCTACAAATTTTCTTGCTTGGACTGCGGTAAGATTTTCAACAGCATATTTGAAAGAATTTAATAATTGTCCTGCGTATGCGGTTTCTCCAACAATTCTTTCTCCTACAGCTCCTAAATCCATTTCTAGTAATTGAAAATTGTAAAGCTCTTGATTGCTTGGCGTAGTTCCTAATTCTACTTTTGCTTTTAATGTTCTAGATAATTCGCTAGTTTGTTTTGCTAAATATTGCAACATCATTCTAGCCGCCATAATTTCTTGCGGAGAAAATTTATAATTTCCAGGAGCATTAACAAATTTATCAATAGTTAATCCAGAAGCTAAAGCGTCTTCTCTTAAAATGCTTCCGTCAGAACCAAACTTCATTTTGTTTCTAGCTCCAACCCAATTATTGTTTCTTATGGCTTGACTTGCTAAAGCATCTACATCTTCTGTTCTTAAATCATATTTAGTTAAATTTATATTAGCTATTTTATCTGGATCTATAGGTCCTTCTGGTATAGGGCCTTCGTCTGATCTAGGTGGTGGTGGAGTTCCAGGCGGAGCATCAGCTCCTTCTCCTAATGGCAATCCCTGATCTCCTCTTAAATTAGGCGGTGTATAGTTTTCAAAAATTTCTTGGTCTAAATCAAGTCTATCATTTAAGTTTTTTTGAGTATTAAGAAGAATTGCGTCTATTTGGTCGTCTAATAATTCATCTGGATCAAAACCTTCTCCTTCTAAAAAGCGTCTTTCTTCATCTATAGATTGTCTTAATTGCTCGTATTCTCGTAGCTTAATAGAGTCTTCTGGTCTATAAGCATCTTCTTCTATTAATCTTTTTATTACATTTTCTGCTGAATTGCTATCATCTCCTTTAAGCAATACTTGTTGTGAGTTATCAAAACTAAGTTCAAATCCTTGTCGTTCAAATCCTTCTGCAAGGTCGTCCCACCATTGAGAATCCATAACTTCATCTTTTTCTTTTTTTTCTCTTACAATTTTTTGAGTTTCTGACTCGTAATCAGGTTTGCTTTTTTTGTAATAAGCTCTATTAGGTCTTCCTCTGCTATCATTAAGTCCTAAAGAGTCCCCTATTTCACTTACTTTTAATTGTGCATAAGTAAAAGGTCTTAGCTGTCTTAAAACTCCTTTAGCAGTAGGTAAAACTTCTGGCATATCTGGTTCTTGAAGTCTATTGTTTAAAGGATCTTCTGGTGTTTTTCCTGCTTTATATTTTTTCCAATCTTTGTCAGCTTTAACTTTAATTTTAGAAATTTCTTCTGCTAAAAATCTGTTTGCTAATCCTCTTTCTTCATTTCCTTCTCCAAAAAGTCGATTGTATCTTTCAAAAAGATTTTTAAATTTTTTGCCATAACCATAAGACTCTGATCTTACTCTGCGTTTTATAAATTTATTAAAAGCAACATCATCATCATTAAATTCTGCTTTTTTTAGATAATTTCCTAATTTTGAATTATTTTCTCCTAAATCTATATTTAAAGATCCGTCTTCTCTATAAATAGGTATATCTAATTTTTGATCTTTTATAACTTCATCTACTGTAGTTTCTATAGGTTTTTCTGGTCTTGCAGGACCTACAAAATCTTCTCCTTCTGGAAGTTTATTTTTTTCTATTCCTTCTGCTATTCTTTGCTCTCTTGCGATTGCTTTATTTCTAGAATATGTAGTTATGGCACTACTAATATATTCAAAAGGAATACCTAATCCAAACCCTTCTATAGACATTTTTAATCTTGCTTCTGCTTCGCTGTCATTAGGATCTGATTGTAAATATTCAGTTATAGGATTTTCTAACATAGGATATTCTTGTACTAAATTAGACAATCTAGGTTCGTAAGGACTAAAAGCTAAATTTTCTGTAACTGCTCCTAAAGTTCCATATCTAGCAACATTAGATCCAAACCTGTCTAAAGTATTTTTTCCAAATCCAGGTGTTAAAAATCTATTTGCAACATTAGAAGCTACTGTAGTTCCTGGACCGGCAACAGTTTTAAAAGGAGCTGTTACTGTGTTTAATCTAGAAAAAGGTACTGCAAATTGAGTTACATCTCTAATAAAAGGACCGCCAAAATATGTAGGTTCTTCTACTTCTGGCAAAGTTGCTCTTGGCACACCAGAGTCTTTTCCTGTGTAACCAAATCTTAAGCCGCTTTCTACTTCTTCTGTATTTGGATTATCTCCATAAATAATTCCATAATCTAAAGCATCAGGTGTTATAAATTTTCCAAAATCTAAAGTTGCTTGAGTTAAATCCCTTCCTGCTCCTACTGCTGTTCTAAAAACATTAGAACCAAAACCAACGCTTTCTTCTGCCGTTTCTGGCACATCTTCTAAATTAGTTTCGGAATTTACTTGTTGATTGTTTGTATTAAGAAAATTAGTAAAATCTTTTCCGGCTTT